CTACTACAGTATTATACTACATATTTTTATCATTTTGAGTGTTGTTTGTCTTTCTACAAAACTCAAAAATATATTACCTATTTATTAGAAAAAATATAATATATACAATTATATGTTTTAATAACAAATAACAACTAACAAATATAATAAAATTGTTAAACATGTCTATTAGCATATGATTCAAAATCTTCAAAACTATCAATTCTTTCCTTTCTAATTCTTTTGTTAGTTACTTTCAATTCAGCATTAATAAAGTCATCATCATGTAAGTGTGTTTGATATTGTTTGACTATATCTATGGTTATTAGTTGATCTTCATCTAAGAATTGAAAATTAGGATTAAGAATATATTTTACACAGAATTCAGCTGTTAATTTTTGAGTCTTTAATATATCTATCAAACTAACAACATATATATTAGTTTTCAAAGTTTCATAATCATACTGATTTTTATACAAATCTTCTTTAGTTATCACCATAATTATTTTGTTAGTTAATATTTATTATCTTTTACATAAAAAATAATAAAATAATAAATATGTTAATTATTCTCTTTACAAAATATAAAATCTTCTTCTTTCATTATACTTTCAATTTCATCCTGTCTAATAGGTCCATTTATAATTTTAACATCTTTAAATATATCTAATTTATCATTACTGGCTACCAATTCAAACATTTTATTTATTTTTAATAGCATATCTATATCAGAAATATAGTTTGTGTTTTCTAATAACCAATCGTAAAAACTCTCAGATGATAAACTACTTGATTGCTTATATTTACGAAAATGTTTTATTGTATAATTAAGGCTCAATTTATCATTTTTTCCATCAGCATTTATATTATAATCTGTTCCAGACAAAACACAAATCTCCTTAAATTCTGATTGAGTCATATTCAATTCTTCTAAAATCCCTTTTGTATAATATAAAACAGCTGTATGTCCTATTAAACTGAAATATCTAAGAACCCTAGTACATCCATAAACAAATAAATCCATGTCTTCACTTAAACAGGCCCATACTTTTTTCTTAATAACTAGAAGAGCACATAGTTCGTCTGCTTCTCCAGGAGCATCATAATATGTAGCACCATAAGCCCTTATTAGTGTTTTAACCTTTTCTATTTTTTCCTTTCCTATTTGGACAATTTGTTTCTTTAATTGAATCATAGCAGTAACTATTTCTTGTTTCTCATCGTCTACATCTTTTGTTTCTAATTGTTTCTTTAACTTATTATATTCTTCCTGAGCTTCTTCTCTACATTCTCTTCTCTTTATTAGTAAAGCTTTCTTTTCTGGAGGAGGTTTTCCATCAAATATAAATATTGGAATAATATTATAATATCTAAAAATTGATAACATAACATACATATTTTCAATTAAAGCATTATCAGTTTCATATTTATACAAATATATACTTATATCTACAGCAATGCGTTTTCCTGAAAGATCTGCTATATTAATACAATGAATTGACTCAGGACAATTATCTCTTAAATATCTGTTTAGGTTGCGAATTCCCATTTTAACTAGTTTGTATATATAATTGCTTTATTCTATTAAATAATTATTAACTCAATTTTTTATTATAATTATTAATTAAAAAATTTAATATTTATATTAATATAAGATGGAAAGTTATGTATTATTTATAACAGGAACTCTTGGACTTATTGCATTAGTATTAGGTGGAGGATATATTTCTGCAAAGTATAATGAACCTGGACCAACACAAATAACAAATATGGATCAACAAGGAAGAGTTGAAGGTTTAATTGGTGGAAGAAGAACTAAATCTAAAAGAAAGACAGCTAATTCTACAAGAAAATATAAAAAAAATTGAAATGCTTTTGTTTACTATGTTTAGATTATAATTGTAAACAAAATGAAGACAAGAAGTCAAACTCAAAACACAGTTTTATATGAAGTCAATATTGACTTTGATGAAGCTAGCAAAGCTTGGAGACAAAATAAAAAACATCTAGGTAATTGTCAATATAAATATGTATGTCCTTATGAAAAAAAAGATGGAGCACCGTGTGGAAAAGCATGCTATAAACAAAGTCAATATTGTTGGACACATACAAGATAATTTAAAATATGGTATTTATTATCAACCAGTAACTAACAAAAAGTATTATCCTAATTCACACAAAGTCATACGTAGATTTTTCAATATATATTCTAGATCTTTTTTACCATCTGATTTATCTTTTATTTTAACCAACATATTCTCAGCACAGGATATTCCATCTAACATACTTTTTGATTTATATTTTTTTTCAATAAAAATACAAAAATTATCTAAACTCATAGTAGTTTTTCTGAATTGTAATAAAGATATGTTATTAGTTTCACACCATGATAAAAAGTCCTGATAGTTATTTAATAAAATTAATGTTACAATATAATAAGATAATACATTAGTATCTTCTTTATACATAGTTTTTCTTATATTTTCTGAATGAACATTTTTTTCATATAAGTTTTTATAAGACATATCCATAAAATTTAAAACTTTTACCATTTGAAAAAATGAAAATATTCTTTCAAAATTTATGAACATTTCGGCATTTGACAAAAATTCATCTATATCATTCTTATTTTTCATATTAATGTAACTACAAAATAGTGTATTCATTAATCTTGCCCAGAATTCTGTATATGCTTCAAATAAATTTACTTTTGAATTAACTCTGAATATTGACAGAATTTTTGAATTACATTTTTCAGTATTCATATCAGAAAAATCTAATCCAAAATTATGGAATGTTTCGTGCATAAAAGCTTTAAACCACTCCTCTTTTCTAAAAACAATTATTTCTGAATCTTTTGGACAAGTTCTAGTAAAAGCAGTATTAATATTATTTTCATTTAATATAGATATATTTGATATAGGTAGGATCTTTAATAAACTAGTGTGATAAACAAATATTTTTAGTTCAGCAGAACATTTCTTTGAAGAATAACTATCTACTATATATAACCAAACTAACATATTATCAACATAATTGTTATATGTTTTAATCAAGTGTTCGGGAGAACTATCCTCAGCTAAAAATATAATACTTATATTTCTGTCATATAAACGAAATGTATAAGTCAGTAAACTCAAAGAATATTCATCTATATGTTTTCTAATTTCAGGAGGAAATGCATTAGGTGGAAAAGTAGTTGGCTTAGGAATTTGATTTACATTTGTTATTTGTTCTATTTTCAGTTTATAAAATGTTGGTCCATATTTTTTCTTTAATGACTTAACGTAACTAAAACCATCTGATAATTCATGATATAACTTTTTTAAAGTTGTATCTGTTTTTTTACTTTGTTTTAAAGGCATTAAACAATTAATTTTATCAAAAAATAGCATTAGTTTGTGACTTTCTTTTGTAATTTTCATATTTAATTATATAATATCGTTTTATTATTTTTTATTATTAATAATCAATTTAATATTTAGTAATTATATAATGGAAACTAACACTATTTTAACTATTTTTTTAATTTTTGTTATTTTTATTGTATTATTTAGAACACATTTTGTTGTTATTGATTCTCATCCAGTTAAGCCTATTCCTGTTCCAGTTCCTGCACCAATAAAACCAATCGGAGGTTGTGCTGGAACTCGTTATGGGTGTTGTCCAAATGGCACAACTCCCCGTATGAATCCTATAGGAACAAATTGTTAATAATTATATATTTTGATTATTTAAAATATTTATATAATCAAACAATTCTAATTAAGTATCATAATATTATTGTATAATTTTATCGCATAAAACGTGGAACAATAAAAAAACGTATACATCTAGTATAATAATCAATCTTTTTAGGTTTAAAACCCTTTAATTTTATTAAATCAATAGATATATCAATTATTTTAACAAGGTCAATTACTAGTTCAGGATTATCAATTTTGTTAGTTTCAATGTATACAATAAATAAAACATGTAATAATGTTTTTATTAACTCGTATGGATCAACATTTGGCTTATTATTTTGATTTTTTATGATTTCAATAATTTTTGTTACTAGAACAATTATCTCAGGAACATCTTTTGTATTAATTGTATTATCTACGATAATTTTATTCAGAGTTTGTTCAACATCACCAAAAAACCCAGGTTTTTCCTTACACAATAAAATAAAATATTCTTGAATTTCAGGACTAATTTCTATGTTTATTTTATTAATTTTTTCCTTATTATGAATTAAAAAATTTTCAAACAATTGACTAAATGTTATTTTAGCTATTTCACATAAAACATCCTCATTTTTTGTTTCATTAATATCAGCATCATTATTTTGTTCAGAAGTTGGCTCACGTTGTTCAGAAGTTGGCTCACGTTGTTCAGAAGTTGGCTCAGGATTTGACTCCTCTTGTTTAGGACTTAGTTCAATAGAAGTACCCATATATCTTTATATAATATAAAAAATACAATATTTATCATATTTCACCTCTAAAAATTCTATCACGAACAATCATTAATTTGTCAAACACTTCTGGTTCTTGACCCCTTCTATGATGAGTCAACTTTGCTTTGTTAGTTGCTAAAAGCAACTGCCTTAAATCTTCATTTTGAGTAAACTTAGCTTGTTGAGCTGCCTCCATTTCTCTATATGACCTCCCAGCAAAGAAATCTGGATCAATTGAAACTGTCTTTGGTCTGATTTGTTCTCCCTTAAATTTCCCTGTTTTGCCTCCAGCTCCTTTTGCCATCTCAGGATTTTGTGATAATTCTGTTCCAGAATCTAATGTAAATGATAAATAAAAGTCAGGATTATTTTTCTTAAATTTGGAAGCTTGATAATAATGCTCAACCGAAGCCCAACGATGATTATCTAATGAAAATGGTTGAACCCAAAAGTTAGATAATTTTTTTCTCCACTTTGGGATTTTTGCTAAATTTGAAAATTCACTTGTATAAGATAATGGAATTTTTTCACCCGAACCTTTTCCTGGAGCAGGTTCATCGGCAGATTTAGAATAAAACTTCAATACAATATTATCATCATATAAATTCATTATTTTAGCTTCACCAAGCTCATCAAATGTAGGTGTAACTTTTTTCTTTCCAACAGTTTCTGCTTTAAAATTATCAAACTCGGGAATAAGTGAAAATATTCCAGCATCTTTTTCCATACATTTGTCAACAATCATTTTCTTTATATCATAAGGTATTTCTTTAAAAGAAAAAATCAATTTTTTATTATATCCTATAAGTTTGTAATGATCTCCAGTATGATCAACTATTAAATAAAATTCAGGTTTAAATTCACCTCTACTAGAAATAATATTATCAACATCAGTTCCGCAATGTAAAACACTATCTAAATCTCCTGAATAATAATTTCTACTTGATAAAATTATAAATTTGATATTTAAAATTCTTTCTAATATATTTATTGTTTTACCATCAGCCCAAAAATCACATGTTCGCATATATTGTTTTAATGCCTCTAGTGTTGTTATATCTTTTATAAATAATACGTCTGTTATATTTACCTTAGCATATTCATGTTCTCTCTTTAATCTCTCAAAATCATCCTTAACCTTCAATGCCTTGTCACGTATAATTAATTGTTGTTCTCTATCAATCGTTGTTGCTAATTTAGATTTTAATTCATCGTATTCCTTTTTTTTTATTATTGACTGAGCTCGTGTTCCATTTATTTCTTTTGAAAACATGTCATATCTATTTTTATAATCATTAAACATATCTAGTTTTACATCGGCTGCTGCTTTATTTCTTAGTTTGCTTACAGTTGTATCTTGACCTATACTATGAAATCCATCTCTAATTGTTGCGAAAAGACAATCACCATGACCTTCATTATCAA